GTATGTACAAGATAGATAAAGGTGTAGCGTTACCGAAGGAGAAGGTGAAGCACAATTACCCGCATGAGCAGTTGCAGGTGGGTGAGAGTTTCTTAGTGCCTGGTGGCAACATGAATGTGCTGTGTAACTACAACCGTATTAAGGGTAAGAAGTTAGACCGCCAGTTTGTGTGTCGTAAAGAGGGTGATGGGATACGTGTATGGCGAATCAGATAATTAGTACGCCGGAGCAGTTAGCCGCAGATGATGCGAAGAAGAGGTACATGGAACACGTGTATGGAATGACGCATGCTCAGTTGTTTAATGAGTTGATGCGTGTACACGGGGAGAGTGCCAAGATGATTACCGAGTTACAAGCCAAGGTGGATGAATTGAAAGCCAAGGCAGAAGATGAGCAATCCTAACGATGAGACTGATGGGGGTATTGATCCAAGGCTCAAGTGTTTCTCATGCGGGGAAGTGCATGAGAGGGCCAAGATTGTTACGACGATTGATGGCAGGGAAATGGGTAACTACCAGGACGAGTGGCGCAGGTATCACGAAGCCATGTGGGTACTCAAGAAGTACAGGAGCAAAAGGACGAGGCAGGCTTATCTAAGCCGCATTGCCGAGATACGTGGTCCCCAGGCGATGGCTGATCTGAGGGCGGAGATGATGTTGTTGTGGAAGTGGAAAGAGGGGCAGAAGAAATGAGCATCGAAGCAATGAAGCAGGCGGCGGCAGCCTTTGACCGAATCATTGATGGCTGCAATGGCATCGAAGAAGAAGACACCGACCCAGAGGCAAAAAAGGTCGCTAGGCTGGTTAGAAAGGATTGCTTGCGCGCCCTGGAAACACTCTGCCAGGCGATAGCAAAGGCAGAAAATGTTGATTTAGCCAAAGTCGGTGAGGTTGGCACATGGGGTGACAAATGAATATCTTGCAGACCAGGCATGGCCTGATGATGGTGCGGCAAAGCCCAGACATGATCTCTCGCATACTGGCTCAGACCGGCGAGTACGAGTGGCAGGTGGTCGCGCTATGCGCGGCACTGGCCTCCGGTCATGAAGATGGCTATATCGTCGATATAGGGGCCAACATGGGCACGGTCACTGTACCCCTTGCCAAACAATTCCCAGGCTACCGTGTGCGCTCCTTTGAGCCTCAGAGAGCAGTCTTCTACCAGTTGGCTGGCAACGTGGCATTGAATGATTTGAGCAACGTCGAGTTGCGCATGAATGGTTTAGGTAGTCAGCGGCGCAGCATCTACATTGACATGCCCGACTACGACAAAGACGCCAACATTGGTGCCTGGTCCATGGACGCCGAGGTGCGGGAAAAGAGTCCTGAAGGCCGAGGCGGTGGCAAAGAAGAACCCGTGCAGATTGAGATGTTGAACGACATGCACTTTGACAAGCCAATCCGCTTAATCAAGATTGACGTGGAAGGCATGGAACTCGAAGTGCTAAAGGGTGGCTATCGTCTGCTGCAAGAGCATGACTACCCGCCGCTGGTCTACGAGTGCTGGCAGCAGTTTGATTGGTACAAACTCAGGGCTAAAGAACTGGATGACTACGTGCGCGGCATGGGTTATCAAACGCACACTGTTGGCAATACAATTTTTGCAGTGCATGAGGACAGCGAAATTGATGTTGCCTTTGAAGGCCAAAACTTAAGAATCGGGCGCAAATGAATTTTGATCGCGCAAAGTTTTACCACTTCTGCAAGCACCTAAAGATTGAAACCAAAGAGCAGGGCATGCGTGTCCTGGGCGATCAGTTGCTTGGCACCCAAACCTACGTCATGGACGAGGTGGCCCGAGGCTTGGCTGAAGACAAACACTTCTTTGTGGTTCTCAAAGGCCGTCAGTTAGGCATAACCACAATCAGCCTGGCGCTTGACCTGTACTGGCATTTTGTCCACCCAGGCATGCAAGGCACCTTAACAACGGATACAGAAGAGAATCGTGAGCAGTTTAGAAGCACCCTACAGATGTACATGGACGGATTGCCCAAGGAATACAAAATCCCTCTCATGTCCCACAACCGCAACCAGATGGTTCTCAAAAACCGATCACGCCTGTTCTATCAGGTTGCAGGTATCCGAGCGAAAGGTGGCCTTGGGCGCGGAAAAGGAATTACGTTTCTGCATGGTACTGAGACTTCTTCTTGGGGTGACGAGGAAGGATTGGCTTCCCTCCTTGCCTCCCTTGCCGAACAAAACCCCCTGCGTTACTACATGTTCGAGTCCACAGCCCGAGGCTTCAATATGTTCCATGACATGTGGGTAACAGCCAAACGCGCCAGGACACAGAAGGCCATATTCGTTGGATGGTGGCGCAACCAGTTTTACTCTGCTGACCCAAGCAGCGACATTTACAAGGTCTACTGGGACGGGAAACTGAACCCGGAAGAGAAAGAGTGGACCAAAGACATAAAGAAGATTTACAACTACGAGATCAATAGCAGGCAGATTGCCTGGTGGCGCTGGAAACTGCATGAAGGTCTTAAAGACGAAGGCATGATGTACCAGGAATTCCCACCGACAGAGGATTACGCCTTTGTCATGACGGGAACCTCCTTCTTTAGCACCGCCCGATGCACTGATGCCATGAAGGTTGCCAAGAAAGAGGCATTTATTTCCTATCGTTTCTCCATGGGGGCCAATTTTCAAGACACGCAATTGCTGCAAAGCACGGAACGCCTAGCAACACTGAAAATCTGGGAAGAACCCGTCTCCACTGCCTACTATGTGATCGGTGCAGACCCCGCCTACGGCTCAAGTGACTGGGCAGACCGGTTTTGCATCCAAGTCTTCCGCTGCTACGCCGACGGAATGGACCAGGTGGCAGAATTTGCCACTTCCGAACTCAATACCTTCCAATTTGCCTGGGTGATTTGCTATTTGGCGGGTGCTTACACGAATTCCACGCTAAACCTGGAAGTAAACGGGCCGGGCCAGGCCGTTATCCAGGAAATGCGCAACCTAAAGCGGCAAGCCACGGCTTTGCCGGGCAATGAAGGTCGAGAACTGACCAATGTGTTGTCGAATATGCAGCATTACCTCTGGCGGCGCAACGATTCCTTTGGAATCTCGAACTCTATCGGATGGGTAACAACGCATTCGAGCAAAGAACGCATGCTCAACTACTTCAAAGACTACTTTGAGCGCGGCATGCTTAACGTCTACAGCACGGAGTGCATCGACGAGATGAAGGGCATCGTTCGAGACAACGGCACCATTGCCGCCATGGGCCGCGCCAAGGATGATCGCGTCATGGCAGCGGCCCTGGCAACGGCAGCATTTGCCGAACAGGTGCAACCAAGACTGATTCAAATGCGCCTGACCCGCGAAAAGAAGGTGATTCAAGACGAAGAAGCCGAAAACGGGGGCCAGGCACAGGTCGGAAAGCAGGTCGGCAACTACTTACGCGCACTGGGGTTCCAATAATGGACGTTTTGACTGTCGCAGCCATTGAAGAACGCATCAAAAACATGAATGCGAACCGAAAACGAGGCTTTCCCATGGAGGAATTCGCCCGTTTTGCCTGCATCGACTACCGAAACATGAAGAAAATGATCTTTGAAGGCAGCATGCGCATGACTGAAACCAGTCAAAGACGCCTTTCCAGGGCACTTTTGGCCTTGGAAAACGGCGAAGCAGGCATTCGAATGGACATTGCAGGCCGCAAATTTTTGGGCTACCACGCCCAACATGAAGTGAAACCGACTATCAAAAGGGCTACAGCGATAGTTAAAACCGAAAATGGGTTCAGTTTAAGTGTCAAACCAGTGAATAAGTACGATTATTCACGTGCAAATCTGTTAATTAAGAAAAGGGGCTAAATATGAGTGTGTTGCATGACTACAAATGCCCAGTGCATGGGTACTTTGAATCAAAAGAGGCAGTGTGTCCTGCTGGCTGCACTGATGTTCATGTTGTATTTTTGAAGCCAATTGGTGTAAAAAGCGAAGGTACGAAGCATAATGACCGTACACTCAACCAACTTGCACTGGATTTCAAGATGGGTGACATTAAATCCGCTAGGGAAGGCGAGGCTCAACCGCCACGCTTTGCCCAACAAAATAACCCGTTCGCGCCGCGATGGGGAAGTCCTGCCGAACTCGGCGGGTACAACCTCAACCCCGTTGCAGGCGAGTCTGTCTCTGGCATTAACGCTGTGAAGCAATCCGGCGCTAATCTGTCTGGTCCAAAGGTAGGCTCCTACATTGCTGACCATGAGAATCTGAAGATCACGCCATGAGAATCCCCAAGGAACCGGTAGAACGTCAACAGTTTTACATGGAACTGATTGACAAGTGCATGGTTTCGCAGTCGGAACGCATGTCGGTGTACACCATGCTGCGGTCCTACTATCTCTTTGGCGCGGGTATGGACGAAGCACCTGCCCACTTCAACAAGATTTTCCCGCACATTGACCAGTTATCGTCGTTCATGTACTCGGCGGAAACCACGCGCTTCTCAATCCAGATTGGCGCTAGTGAGCCTGCCTCGTATCACAAAATGATCCCGGCGCTGACCAAGGCGCTGCATGACTACTGGATCAACTCGAACGCGGATCAGGTCTTTGCGCAGTCCTTGAACTGGTCGCTTTGCTACAACAGCACCTTTGTCAAATTGGTTTGGCGCAACGGCATCCACCCGTACATGGTGGACCCAGGCGTATTCGGCGTATTGCGTGAAGACACGCCTTACACGGACCGCCAGGAGGCGATGGCCCAGGAATACTACATGACCAAGAGCGAACTCTATTCGCGCCTTTGGTCCCACCCGCGCAGGGAGGAGATTGTTAACCGCATTGCCCTTGCCGAGCAGCAAACCAAGCAATACCCACAAGGCGTAGAGCGCCTGGTTACGTCAGCCATTGACCCAACTATCTACGGAAACGTGCAGATGAGTCTGGCTGGCACCATGACCTACACGCCACGCATTGGTGAGCCAACGGTAAAAATGCGTGAACTATGGGTGTTCGATGATGAGGTAGGTGATTACCAATGCATCACGATTGCAGACCCAGACATTGTGATTTATGACCGCCCCTCGAAGAGTCTATTCCTCGAAGGCGAACAGCCATTCATCCAACTGTGCCCGAATCCGCAGTACGACTACTACTGGGGCCAGTCCGAGGTGCAGCGCCTAGTTTTCCTGCAAGACATGCGCAATAAGCGCCAGGCCCAGATTCTCGAACTACTGGACAAGCAGGTTGATCCGCCAAAGGCGATCATGGGCTTTACCGGGATTCTGGACGAGAAGAACTTTGCATTGAACCGTGCCGGTGGCCTGCTGGCTTCTGACATGCCTAACGCCAAAGTTGAGGAATTTACTCCCAACATTCCTGGCGACCTGTTCCGCGAACTATCCGAAATCGACGCCATGTTTGCCGAGGCCTCTGGCATTACCAGCGTGCTGGCTGGACGTGGCGAGTCGGGCGTGCGGTCTCAAGGGCATGCAAGTCAACTGGCTCGACTGGGTTCAAGCCGTGCCAAGAAACGTGCCATGGTCATTGAAGACAGCCTGGAAAAGATGGCTACCCTGTATCTCAAAATGATGCAGGTCTACGACAGCACGGTGCTGACCGACACGGACGGCAACAAATTCATTCCTGCGCAATTCACGCCAGACTTTGTGGTGAAGGTCGATGCGCACTCCAATAGCCCAATCTTCATGGAAGACAGCCGCGAACTGGCCTTTAGCCTCTTTAACGCTGGCGCGATTAGCAAGTCCAGGCTGATTGAACTGATGGAGCCGCCGATGAAGGAATTGCTGCTGGATGACATTAAGAAGGCTGACGAGGCAGCGGCAGCAGCCCAGGCCATGATGCCACCGCCTGGTGGCGAAGGTGGTCAAGGCGGCGAACCGGCTGCACCAGAGGCAGGTCCAACTCAACTGAGGGCAATCAATGGCTGAGAACATTTCCCCGTCCAACGCCCAGACGATGGTTAAATCGGGCGATCAACCCCGCGCCACGGAGCGCAGTGTCTCCGAGGTTCGGTCCCCTGCTTCTATATCGTACGTTCGGTATGGAATCAACAAAAACCCAGGCCGCAGCGTTACAGGCCGCACCACTTCAAGGAGTTAACCATGTACGGAAAAATGCCTAAACCCATGAAAAAGCCCCCAATGCGCGACGGTAAGCGTAAGTGAGGCATAGGGGCCATGCATTTAGCCCCTTTTTTACGTTGACACGATAGTTACAATGTATTTTAGTTTGATGCGTCATAGGAGTTACGCATGGCTGTAGAGTCAAGAGACATGATGGCAATGATGAAGATGGACCAAGGCATGGGTGCCGAGGCTCCCACTTTGCCTCCGTCCGAACAAGGCGCGGCTACTCCGCCTATGGCGTCTCCCATGTCTACTCCTGAAGAGAAAAAAGGCGAACAAGAGAAAGCGCGTCTAAATGTCATGATGGCGCTTGACATGCTTCAGTCTGCTATCGGTGCGTTTCCTCCCGATACAGAAGAGGGCAAGACAATTGAGAAGGTCGTTGCTGACATTACCCGCCGCTTTGGTGAGCGTGAGTCCGACACACGACAACTCATACCGGCTGAAATCCTACAAATGATTCAGACTTTGCCGCAAGCGGGTGGTGCCACGCCAGGGCAAAGGACAGCAGCAATGGCACCCGTCGAAGGTGCAACCGCACCTCCTTTACCCATTTAGGAGCAGACATGGAACTTTTCAAACCTAAAGGTGCCCTGCAACCTCGTCGGCCTACCGACAATTCGCAGAACAATGGTCAAATTGTTAACACTCCCCGTTTCTCTGAAATGGGCGGCCTCACTAATGCAGCCAAGGCTGGCAAGAAAAATGCCATGACCATGAGCAAGCCTGGTGATACCAAGCGCGTTTACTAAAGACAGAAAGGGGCTAAACCATGAGTCTTGAGAACTATTCACCAGAAGCAATCGAAGAACTGGCTGCGCTTTCCAAGCGTCTGTCGGAAGACCCTGCCACTCGCAAAGACTTTTTGCGGCTGACCAAGCGGGTTCATCCTGATCTGCCGGTGCCTGAGATTGAGATGGAAGAAGCAGTGAATCAGCGTGCGTCTGCTGCCGAGCAACGTGTTGCCCAATTGGAGGCAAAACTAAAGCAGCGTGAAGTGCGTGATGAACTGATGAAGCGGCGCAATAACCTCAAGGAAAAAGGCTATGTCCAGTCCGATGAGGAAATCTTGGAAATCGAAAAACTGATGACCGAGAAAGGTATTGCGAATCATGAGACGGCTGCTGACTACTGGCAGAAGTCGCGTGAGTCTGCGGTTCCGACTCCTAATGGTTTCCCGCAACCCGTAATGTCGCGTTTTGACATTAAGGGTTACATGAAAAACCCAGTTGGTGCAGCACGTGAAAATGCTGCGGCGGCTCTTGCGGAACTCCGCAAGAATCCAAAGCCGATTGGACTGTAGTTGGTTTGGGGCTTTTTTAACAAACTTCGGAGGTAATTATGCCTATTGGTGGCGGCATCCTTCCGGCTTCGGGCAGTAACCAGTACAACGA